CTTCCGCCGTCGATGGAGGCCGCGAAACCACGAGCGTTAAAGGTCCCGCCGGGGAACTCTGCCGTGGTGGTGGGCGCGCCGATGCCGCCCATCCCGAACTGCGTGGTGCCGGCTCCACCGCTACGCCTCCCTTCGACCGAGCTATGCCACAGGCTCGCTCCCTACCCGATTTCCCCCCGGGTTCTAAAACCAAAGGTGCCTAACCCCGCACCCAGACAATCCTATCTTCCTCCCAAGGTTCAGGATGGGGTCTCCCCCGGCCTTCATAGGCACGCGGACGAAACCTTACGATCTCTGCAACCTTGGGCTTCCGCCCCTCAACTTTCATTGAGTCCATCCAACCACGGTGGGTCACTTCAAACCGGCGCCTCATAGCCGGACCCATGGAGAAACGAACAGTCCGCTTTGACTGATTGTTGCGGAAATCTCTCCAGGTCCAGGCGCGCTGAGGCCCCAGTGACTCGCGACCAGAATTGAAGAGGTCTATTTTAAAGGCCAACTCTTCATCTGGATCCAACTCGTGGTGGACGAGCTCAAATCTGCTCTCCTCGTTCGTGAATTTTCGCAACTTGCCGTGCCACGGGAGACGTATCAGTCCCGTGTAACGGTTAAAAGCCGTGCGATCACTCATGTTGAAGCCCAGGTCACAGGGCAACAACCTCCACTTATAGCATACCTTGGACTTAATCCAGGCTCGCTCCCATGCCAAACCAGCCTTAGTACAGGCTGCAGAGGAATGGATGGCCCCGGAGTAGGTATTGCTAAATCCCCCGCGTCTCAAATGACGCACTTCCTTCCACTCTCCACCACTATTCAAAAAAGACGTTGAGTTGATCTCAGCCGCGTTCCGGCTTATCATCGTCTTGTCATAATTGATAGTGGCCCATTCCGGATAATTGTCCCGAACGGAGGTAGGGGCACCGATCAAGGTGTCATCTCCGTTGACAAGATATCCGCACTTTACTCCTGCCTCAGTAAACTTACGAGTAGCCCACCTTGCGGCGAGGTACGACTGAATGCACAGGAGGGGGAACGACAAATAGGTACCCATCATTTGTCCGTGTGTTACTTCGATCCCATCCATACTTGGACGAAGGGATTCACACGCTAATTGTCTAATGGCACCCGGTACCACTTTGCTCTTGGCTAGAGCAACACCCAAAATAGCCTCCGCCACATCGAGGCACAACCCATCGGTGGCTGCCACTAGATCGACACTAGTGGCAGTAAAATCTTGTCGAATGGTTGCACTAACACGTGCAGCGGTAGGAGGACCGACCAAAAGCCAATCTTTCGTGGAGAGATGATTGTACATGGCTTTGTGTAAAGGGGCCAAAAGGTCCCAATCGGTAGAGGGTATGCCCATGGGTCGGAGCTTGCCAGACGTGGGGACTTCGCAAAAGCGAAAGTCTAAACCGACAAGGTCATGAACGCCACCAGCCAGCGTCATTGCCTGAAAATCGACCCAGTCAGACCAGCGCGACCAATAACGTGAGGCCTTACAGCCCTTGAAATTGGAGCGGGAGGAGAGACGAGGAGGAGAAGAGGCGCAGAAGGAGGCGTAGGAGGAGTCCCAACCGAACCGGAAGATCTTCCGCGTTTCACGACGCACGAAGTCCAGGTAGTCTTGGGAAGAGGTAGGGGGTGAGATGGGGCACTGCTTGGCTTCCCAGGCAGGGTAAGAAGAAGGGGAGGGATGGCGGTCGCACCGAAAGGAAGGGATGGCCCGTTTGAGCGAAGACAAACTTTGGGCTAGCTCCCACCGGTGTGTGCGAGAGAGGCGATGGAGGATTGGGAGGCCGCCCGGCGTGTAACCGGACTGGCGACGAGGAAAAGGGAGGGGAGGGGAAGATGCGCCAGCCGGGGTGAAGGGCTGACGCGCGGAGAGGAGGTGAAGGAGGTACTTGCCAAGATCGGCAGGTCTCAGATCCGGTAGCTCGCCAAGCGGTAAAGCAAAGCGAGTCCGAATAAGTCTGAGGCCATTGCCAATGACCTCCCTCACGGTGTGTTCTGTCCTACGACAGGAACACTTTTTCTGGGATTTGAGGGCGGAACCACGAATGGTTTTAACCGCTCCCACCAGACTACCTGAGGTGTTGGAAGTTTTTAAACACAACATCTCATTGGGCACAGCAGGTGTCCAAAATAG